CTGTACACTTGTTACATTGTTACTTGCATTTACCAAAACGCTAACTGTTAAACCCGTACCGCTACCAGCATATGTAGTGGCAATACCTGTTAATGAATCTGCGTAACCAGTACCAGCGGCAGTTATAGCTAAAGCGGTGGTAGAGCCAGTTTGTACATAAGTAGTGTTACCTATGGTTTTAAATATAGATATACAATTGTCAATATTTTTTTGTCTGTTAGCGTACTCGCTATCAGTTTGTGGCACCCGTAGTTGTTGATTAAGATCTTCAAAATAATTTTCAAAAATCTCTAACTGAACCTGTGTGCCTAATTTATTAAACTCTTCTGGTGTTATATAACCTCTTTGTTCTTTATTAAGAATAGACAACACCGTTGTGTAAACAGTATTTACGTTTATTGCCATTGATATTTTTTATTTTAATATACAGGGCGCATTACACGCCCTTATATATTATTACATGTTAGAGAAGTTTTTTCTCTATTGATTTATAAACTTCAACACCTTCATCAGTTTTAAACCACGCTGCCATTGCAGAATATGGATTTTCATCAAAAGGTACATTCATTAATTTTCTTCCATTACTACCCCAATTGAAAGATCTTTGATCTTGTGACAATGTAACTACTCCATTTTCAACAGCCATTATAGCTATATTTCTTAATTGTACATTTTCGTCATTTGCTAACTCTATAAACAAGTTAGGATTTTTCTTAGCGAATAATAATAAATCTCTTTTAAGTTCCTTAGAACTCATCTGAGAGACTCTAGAACCAAGTTCAACTCTAAGTATTGCTTCAGCTTGATCTATCGCCATTGATTTAGCAGCGTTAAGCGCTTCTATTTCTTGTTCAATAATATCAAGTTCATCTTCAGCATCAGCTTGTAGATTTAACTCTGTATATATTCTTTCTTTTAGTGGATGATATAAAGAAAGTAGCTTCTGTAAATTTTGTTTTTGTTTTGGAACTGATAACACTCCATCTTTAAACATAATATGACCTAAAGTTACTTCACCTTTTTGCTCATCAACTAATGGTGAGTCTTGATTTGTTGCATATCTTATTTCTCTTTGTTTTCCATCATCTTGATCGAAATAAAGTAATGCATGTTTTTTTGTGTGCCTGCCTGGTATTTTTAATGTTAAAGGAGATTGATTACCTTTTAAGTAATATGTTCTGTCTTTAACTTCCCAAGTAGGTTTAACTTCTTTTTTTGGTGTAGGTTTTACTACTACCTTTTGAGGTGCAACCTCAACAGCTTCTGCTTTAGCTTGTTTAGCCATGATATAATAAAATTAAATAGTTATAAAAAAATAATACCCCGCCCTGAGACGGGGATATTATTAAGTTTGAATCATTATTAGATTCCTTTGAATAATACAAAGTTGTTAGCACCTTGAGTTACTAAACATCTTTCAGATAGGAAGTTTACTTCCATTGCATCTAGAGTTGAAGTAAAAGCACCACCAGCAGAACCAGTTAACCAAGATTTCATTCTTCTGTCGTCGTTTTCAGAAGCTCTGTAACGTACGTGTAAGAATGGTCTACGGATATTAGTTCCTAAGATTTGATCATAAACTGTAGAAGTTCCAGCAGGTACTAGTACTCCTTCAATAGAGTTGATACCATTGATTCCTCCACGAGTAGAAGCATCGTTTAAGTATTTCCAGTCAGTTTTGTAGAAGTCGTAAGAACCTCTTCTGAATCCAGAGAAACCTAAATTTAATGCCATTTCCTCTGAATTTTCAAATAATCCAAAAGCAGTACCTCCAGCGAATCCACCAGAAATAGAAGCTAACATATCGTCAAAGTCTAAAGACGTTTGTCTTTGTAAGAATAACATGTTCTCTTCAATAGCTCCTTGAGTATCTAAATTTTTCAAGATAGCATCAAACTCATCAAGTCCAGCAGCAGCAGTAAATCCTACTTCTACGTTACCTCTAGCTTGAATTGCAGCGAATAAACCTTGAGTACCAGGTAATGTAGCAGCTACGTAAGGTTGACTTCCAGCAGCAACAGTTTGGTTTAGTTCACCTTCAACAAGTGCCATTTCTAAGTAATCTTCGAAACGTAGTCTTGTCTCAGACTCAGCTTTTAAATACCATAAGTATCCAGAAGTTCCGTCTTCAGTAGCAACTTCAACCCATCCAATTTGAGCCATATCAGAACCAGATACTACGTATTGATCTCTAATGATGATTGGAGAGTTAGAAAACTGTGTTAATTGAGGCTCAACACTTTGACGTGCAGAACTGTTAGGAGTATTACCTTGAGCAGCACCTATGTTTAAAGCACCGCCAATAGTAGTTCCTTTTGTATAAGCAGAACCGTATACAAACACTTTAAGACCACCAGTTGCATTAGCACCAGAAGCGGTAATACCTTGAGCAGTTAAAGTTGTTCCAGTAAAAGATTGAACTGTAATCTGTGCAGATCCAGCACCACCAACAGCAGTAGCAGTGTTAGTTGCTAATACAATTGCTTTTGCTTCAGCACCTGTTACAGGGTCTAATACAACAACAGTATCATTGATAGATATAACGTTGATTGCAGTAGCACCACCACCAAGAGTTATTATAGATGGGTTAGTACCAACACCACCACCATTAGCCTGACCACAGCTTGCATATGATATATGTAATCTGTTTTGTTCAGACCAAATTACTTGATCAGATGTCATTGGCATTTCAGCGCCAACCATTCTTAAGAATCCAGATAACGTTCTGTTTCCATAACGCTCTACTTCTTGTTCATAAATTTCAGGTAAATACTGTTGAGCAAAGTCACTTCCAGCACCTGTGTTAAATTGTAGGTAGTTTGAAGCCAAGATCTGTTGAGTAGACGATGGAACTAAAGTACCAAATTGTGGAGTTAAAGCCATAATTATAATTTTTGTTAGTTAAATTTTTTAGTTTTGATTTTTAGTTTTGAAGAATCAAGACCGGTAATTGCTTTAACTTTTAATCCTCCAACAAATACATCACCAGAAGCTGTTTGCCTAGGTTCGTTACTTATGTTTTTAGATTTAGCCATAACATTCTTAACAGCATCGGCTTTGCCTTGCTCATAAAAATGTTGCGCTATTGTGTCAGCATTACGCGCAGCATATATAGCTTTGTGATAACCTTGAGCATCTTGTACTTCTCCTTTTTCATTTAAGAACGTCTTAATAAAATTTGAAATATCAGATTGTTGCTCTGCTACCTGTGATGGGTTTTTAAGTCCGTATCTAAACTTCTTATCACTAACATTAAATTCAAAACCTTTGAATTCATTATTTAGCAATTGATTAGTTCTTTGCTTAAAAACATCTCGTCTAGCTTTATTTGCTTCCTGCTCTTCGTTGTAGCGGTTGAAAAAGTCTGTAGCTTTTTTCTGATCTTGAGTTACGCCGGGTCTCAACTTGATTTCGTCGTAGTATTTACTCTTTAAACCTTCTAAAAACTTCTTAGCTTTTGCAGCCTCTTCCTTAAACGCAATTTTCTTTTTGCGTATATCTTTTGGTTCATCTAGATCTTCATCGTAATCAAAGTCTTCTAATAAAAGACTTACATCTTCTGAATCTAAATGTGGTTTAGTTTGTTTATAATATTCGCTTATTAAACTCTTATTATCAACATTGGTATAATCTGCATTAAGCCTAACATAGTCTTGTACAGTTCCGCCAGTCTCTTCCATAAAAGTAACTAGCTTTTCAATATTTTCAGGTAGAACTCTTTGCTCTTGTACAGCTTGCTCTACTTCTTTTTTTACTTCTGGTTGAGCTTCAGTTTCCTCTACTAATTGTATTGGAGAACCTACTTCTTCGTCGGTGTTCCGTACTTCTTCAACCACTGCTTCGCTGTTGCTACTGTCTTTGGATTCTTCGACAACAACATCGCTATCATTTGTCTCTTGTGTTTGAATGGCATTTGTTTCTTCTTGTTCTTTTGGTATTACTACTTTTGTAACACTTGGCTCTATATCTACTAAAGGTTCTTTAATATTTACTTTAGTGATTTCACGTTGATTGCTACCTAGATTTTTAGGTTTTGAAGGAGCTTTTATTTTAAACTCTCCTTCTTGTTTTACTTCTTCTGACATAATATAATAATATAAAATTAAAGGATTTTGTTTTATTTAGTAGGCTCGAATTGTTCTATTCCAAAACTACCTAGTGAGTCAAATCCTGATGACTCAAAATTCTTAGGAAGACCATCTGTTTTTCTTTGATTTATCATTTCAGATTGTTGAGTTCCTATGATACGAGCTCGCTGATCCTTACGATCTTCTATTTCTTTTTCTTTTTGTTTTTCAACATCTGTTTTTACTTGAGCTAATTGCATGTTGTATTGAAACTCTTGCTCCATCAATTGTCTTTTGATTTGAGCTTCCATTTCCATACGTTGTATTTCAAATTGAGATTTACCCTGCTCCAATTGTAACTTGCTCTCTGTCAACGCTTGTTGCTTTTGCATTTCAGCTAATGCCGCTTGCTCTGATGCTTGAGCATTTGCTTGAGCTTGCATTTGTATATTCTGTTGTTGAGCAGCTGCAGCAGCTTCTGCTTTTTGTCTTTGTTTCTGTTTTAAAAGTTGATTGGCTAGTTTGAAATTATTTATCTCTCTTATATCTATAGCATCTTCTAAACCAATTTGACCAGCTTTAATAGCTATCTGTATATTTTGTTCTAACTGAGCCTGCTCTTCTTGCTCTGGTTCTAACTCTAAGAATATACCAAACTCATGCATATTAAGCTTTTCTATTTCGCTTAATGTTGCTACATTCGTTTGATTGATAGAACTTATTAAAGCATTTTTAAGTAAAGGGAAGCTTAGTGCATCAGCAGCTCTTAAGCTTATATTCTCAGCAACTCTAACAGTTAAGTACATTAAAGACTGTAGTATATGCTTTGTGGCTGTATTTGAAGCCGCAGCTGCTAGTTTCTGTAAACCTACTAAAGAATCTTTAGCTGGTTGACTACCGTCTCTAGCTTCATTAAGTCCGGTCACGTCTCTAATCATTTGCAAGTAATACTGATACGTTTGTATCAACGCCTGTATCTTACCTATACCAGACGATGTTTGCAATTCTTGTATTGGTACTTTACCTCTGTTAGGGTCACCATCTTGTGTTAAACTTCTACCAACAATACTACCAGTTTGGAAGTACATATTTAAAGCTTCTGAAGGATTGTAATTAGTACCATTACCAAGATCAACTTCTGCTAATCCATCTACATCAACATAAACACCATCAGGCACCATACGTGAAAGCACTTGTTGTATTTTTAAATGTGTAAGCTGTATCATATCAGCAAAGCCAATACACTTACTTACAGTACTTTCTATCTTGCCTTTATACATACGAGGCGAAGATATAGCATAGTTCATTTCAACCTTAGTTTGATCACTATAAGGTCTTGTCATGTTTTCAGCTAATTCCCATTGAAGCATTTTTTTAAAGCCTAGTATCTTAGCTCCACTATACAATACCTCTATAGCTCTATGTACTTTATTAAAGTTATCTGTTTCAGGTGGATCAAATGAATCGTCTTTTTCAAGAGCTTTTTCTAATCCTTGGTCTGTTTGTTTTATTTTAAATACCTGATTCTCATATGTCTTATATTCAAAATATAAAACCTGTATAGTATTATTATCACTGTTTTGATTGTAATAATTTCTAGTATAACTTATATCTCCAGGATATTTTTCTATTTCCTCTAATTCATCTTGAGTTAAATAAGGAAATTGTTTTTTAAGTTCCTCTAAACTAACTGATTTAACTTCACCAACATAATAAACATCTTCAAAGTTTGGATCTTCTGTATAAGAATAAACTAAATTAGCAGGATCAACGTAATCAACAGTAACACCATTTGCTAAATTGAAATTTGTTTTAACGCAAGATATACCTAAAACAGTAAGATCATATGCTAAACGCTTTTTAGTTTCATGATATTTATTGTAATTAAATATATTTTCTATAAGTTCTTCTTCAGCTATTTCTACAGATTGCTTGTAGTCAAGTTGCATATATAACTCAAGTTCATCTTCGTTAGCTGGAAGTTGTTTTATTGTTTTATTAGAAAAAAGATTTTGTCCAGTAAGTTCGTTTAAAGTAGCTATTTCATTTCTACTTTGCATATCACTTATGGCATTGAATATAAAATCTGTTCTTTCTTTTATTGCAAATGGATCTGAAGCAAATGATTTTATTCTATAACCCTTGTCAGTCATGCCATTAACTACAATATCTACAAACTTAGACAATACAGCTACTGGTTTCCAGTCTAAATTTAAATAAGACAAGTCACCATTAATAGATAATTCATCTTTATATTTTTGAACGTTTTGTTCTCCTCTAGCATATAGTCTTAAGCTATTAAAATATCTCCAATTGTTTCCAAATCTTCCACCATCTCCTAAGCCTCTATCTCCTCTGAACCATTCGTTTTCAATAGCTCTTCCTACAGCCAAACCATATTCTAATGTTTTCTTTTCTGCGTCTGGTACTACCTGACTTGGGAAAGAACTATTAACGTTAGTATAAATCATTTATTTATTATTTTTGAAATACCACCTTTATTATCATACTTTTTGAAACCTAAAGGAAAAACATTTTTTTTAACTTTAAAAACTGGTGTATATCTATTTTTGTTACAAGCCATAAGAGCTAAACCAGAACTTATTGTTGCATCAAACTTTGTTCTATTGTTTATATTAAATTTTGCCCAGTCTTCTAGCGTGCGCTGAAAATACATATCACCGTATGTAGTTTCTTTTGATCCAACAAAATCTTCTATGTAAGATTCAATAGCTGCAGCATGCGCTTGTTTAATATCTTCAGAGGAGTTTGGTATACCTCCAATTTCTTTTTCAGTTATAGATAATTTGTTGTATGTTTTATCTGGGCGATTCATACTAAACCCTCTATAGCCTCTTCTTTTAAAATGGTATAATAATCTAGGTTTATTATTTTCACATAATATTGGCATGCCATAAAATATACAAGCCATAAGCACTTCTTCAAAAAATATTTCAGCAGTCTGTGGACGTGCTACATATTCTAAAAAGAATTTATTAGGTGGTACATCTTCCATACTAAATTTAGTAAGTCCATGTAAAGATCCTTTAGAGCCTCTATTATCTACAGTACCTGATATATCATATGAATCACAACCAAATGCTCCACAGTGTTCATTACCAGGAAATTTTACACCGTTCTTGATTATTAATCTATTTTGTAGATTTCTAGGAGGCACCCAAGATACTAAGAATCTACCGTCTCTGTTTGGTACAAATTCAACTACAGTATCTTTATGACCATTAGCCCACTTAAAAGAACCTTTAGTCAACAACCCTGCGTTTCTTAAGTCTTCGTTGTAATCTATTTGTTCGTATATCTTAGTTAGATTAAATAAAGACTCTTTTGTTTCATCTCTAAAAGCGTGTTGCTCAGTACGAGGGAATTGTCTATAGTATTCATTTAAACTATCTTGATCACCTCTTAAACCTTCAACTTCATTTTCCCAATGATTAATAACACCTACTTCTATTTGCAACCCATCCGCGCCTTCAACTGATTTTTCTGGCGTATCAAATACAGCGTGTCCATAAGTATCAATGAATCCTTCGTAGTTCCATTCCATAGGTATGAACAAAGAATATAATCCTGAGCCAGTCTGCCCATTGCGGTTTCTATTTGTGACGTCTGACGCATAGTATAATCTTTTAAAATTTTCACCACCTTTATCTAAAGCATTAGATGTTGAACCCATCATACATTTGCCTACAATTCTAGAACCTAATCTTAAACAAGTTTTTGTAACTCTCCAGTTATTTAATATATTATCTGGCCTTTCCCATTTACCACTTTCATCGTGTACAAGTAATTTTAGTTTTTCACCGTCGTACGAGTTGTCGCCGGTGTTTTTCCAGTCGATCGTTGTATCGAGCCCTGAGATCTCCTGGAGCTTCTCATTGGCGTCGAGTTTCTTACGGGTAAATTTCGACGCGGGGACTCTATACGCAAGTTCCGTCTTCGGTCGGTCCATTCCGTCTTGGATTGGTTTGAAAAAGAAGGGGTAATTAACGGATATCGGTACAACCTTATCTGTAAACATCTTCTTTGCATCTGACCCAGATTTTGATAGTATACCAAATCTTGAGTCTGTAGAAATCGTGGCTTGATTAACAGTCTCGCCTGAGGCCATGAATGAAAAGCCTGACCGTCTGTTCTTAAGATAACACATTCCGTAACATCTTGCATCGGCCTTACAGGCTTCCCAAAATATGTAGAATAATCTATTCGATTCTCGAAAGTCTGGCTGCCCAACATCAATCTTGGACCACTGCAAGTACATGTAATGAGTACCAGTGATGTAAGTAGGAAAACCTTTGTTATTAAACCAGAAACCATCTTCACGCCTTCTAAACTCTTCGTCAATATATTCATACCAATTTTCTTTAAAATGTTCTGGGTGTTTATTCCAATCAAATACATTTTTAATTCTATCTAATTCCTTAGGATAATCGTCTCTTTGCCATCTATCTATATCCTTACTTAGCTTACCTTTAAGAAGTGGTAATGCTATTTTTAGATTTTGTATTTCATATATTTCACCAATTTGACCGGTCCTACTTATAACAATAACATCATGTTCTTTGTTATAACCGTAATCCCACTTCTTAGTTTTGTTATTTCTTTTAACAATATGAGGTTTTATATGATCATCTAATATTCTGTATAAACTCTGTGTATACATCATTTAGATCTTCCTTCTGCAAAACCTTGAAAAGATTTTTGTTTACTACTTGATTTGTCTTCAAGCATATTTTTTTCTTCTTCAATACGATTAAGTATTTCAAAAGCATCAAATATAGCTAACTTTTTTGTTGCAGCTGCGTTCTTTAAGCGATCAGCCGAGATGTCATCATCTGAATCTACAATAGGTTCTTTAGCTACCTTAATTAATTCTTCAACTGCTTTTTGCCCAGCTTGGATTATATTCAACTTGGTTTTTTTGGTGCTCATATTTAATTACAATATCATTTGATTTCATACAATAAAGCCGTTGATTATCTATAATAAATTCAAACTCACTATTGGGTTTGAATCCAATTACATCTCCCTCGGCCACTCCCTTGTCTTCTAAGGACTTATTACCATATTTTAATATACCAATAAGCTTTTGCTCTTTATCTAATTCTAGATCATTATTATTTTCAAGTGGCATTGCAAAACATCTATCAGCAAATGCAAGCCAATCTTTATTTCTTCTATATAAGTATATTTGATCTATTTGACAAAAATAAAGATTATCTTTAAAAAACTTACTACTATTTACTTCATTACCTCTAACGTTGTAATACCTTCTAAATATATTATGATGAACTATTATTTCATCACCTTCTTTTATAGGTGTTTTAAAAGCTGTTGGTATTGATACTACAATAGCTTTATTGTTTACAAACTTGTGTTTTTCAATGCTAGTGTTTAGTAGAAGTTCTTTACCGTCTACGTCTATAGAGTTATCATAAATATCACCAACTGGTTTTATGATAAAATCGTATACACTCCTCATCAATACTCTAAATCATATTCAACAGATACCGCCATGTGTGAATTAAATTTCTTCCATGGCAATACCTCATTGTTTTTCTTTATATGAATATTATAAGAATTGTCTGATTCTTCAAATAAAATATACGCTATCTCATGACCACCGTAAACTTGTTGGCCTACGGAGTAATGCATAGCATCATTTTTATAATCAGAACCAATACTGATTTTTCTTATAACAGAATCCATTTTAGTCTTCTGCTTTAACTACAGATAAATCCCCTTGCTTATCTTCTAAATCAACTAATGTATATTCTCCACTAGTCATATCTATATTAATAGATCCATATTCTTCTTCAAGACCTTTCTTAAAATCTTCTAGATCTTTGTTAATACCAGCTATTTCATGAAGCAAAGCATGTTTGTTTGATTCTAAAATACCTATTTGACTAAGTATTTCACCTAGTTTAGTATTATAATCTTTTAATTCTTCTAATTGTTTTTCTGTAATTTTTGACATTTTATTTAATTTAATTGTTTATATATACTTATATAGTTACGCATAATATAATTATTTACTTTTTTTCATTATGCAGGTAAGTCTTCATATGCGTCTGCATAATCAGCTGGTAGATATGATTCCATACTACTTACTTGTTCAGCACTACACGCTTCTTTGTAAAAGTCATTTGCTAGTAACCAAGTGAAATGTTCTTTTAATCTTTCAACGTGTGCTGCTTCAGTTTCTGAATCTGCAGCTTCCGCTAGTTGACCATCAACTTGATTTACAATAACAGCTTTGTGACTGTCTGGCGTGTTCTCTGATGTAATTACGTTTTTGTACATTTTTGTTTATTTATTGTTTTAATAATTCTATTTCTGCTTTTAATTCTTTTATAGCTTGTACTAATACTGGTACTAGTTTTCCATAACTTAATTCTAGTTTCTCTGGATTCTCGTCATATACTAATCTTAAAGTATCGTTGTCTAATTCCTTAACCTCTTGAGCTATAAATCCAAAATCTTTTTTACCTTTGTTAGCTGAGTAAAATTCTTCTCCGTCTGCATTAGTTTCTGCTCTATTATCCCACACAAACTCTCTTGGTTGTAAAGCGTCTATAAAAGCTAGTCCATATCCTAAATCTTTTATTTCTGTTTTATCTCTTTCATCAGATAAAGATGTTATAGAAGTAACAGCGCATCGTAAAGCTGATATACTTGAATTACCTAAAGTGACTTGATTGTTTCCAGTAGATGCTGCAGAATAACCAAAGGTATTTTGATTTGATGCAGAACCAGTGCTAACGTCAGCTTGGTAGCCCATTGTAACATTATTACTTCCAGAAGATAAACTTGGAGCAGAATTGTACCCCATAGACGTATTATTAGTCCCAGTATTTAAGTCAGATAAGGCATTTGTTCCTACACCAGTATTTTTCCCATTTGTACCACTCGCATTTGCACTAGTACCAGAGCTATATCCAACAAATGTATTGTCAGAAGATGTTGTTATAGCATCTCCAGCTTGATAACCTAATATAGTATTATTCCCTCCAGTTGTAACGGCTGTACCAGCTTTATAACCTACCGCTACATTGTTGCTTTTTGTTCCAGATCCTCTTAATGCTTCCGAGCCAATAGCAATATTGTAATTACTTGAACCGCTAGGAGACTGTAAAGCTAAATAACCCATTGCCACGTTACCAATTCCATTATGACCAAAACCACCACCAAAAGCACCTCGACCAACAGTTGTGTTTTGTGAACCAGTAGCTGTATAACCAGCATCATAACCAATATTAACACTATCACCGCCAGTTGTATTAGTATAACCAGCTCGATAACCTAAATTAGTATTACCAAAACCAGAAGTTTGTGAATAACCAGCCGCATATCCTATGTCCATATGGTAATTAGCTGTGTTGCTTCTGCCGGGTTGACCGGAGCCAATAGAAAGCTGCGCAGTTGGCGCACCACCAAAAGCGCCAGCATATTCACCGATTAAAATAGCTCTTGTTCCCACAGACGCGTTTCCTGCAGCATGTCCAATTACAACAGCACTTTCTGCTCCACCATTATATGCCGCTGATGCTCCAATAATTACACCATTGCCACTATTACCAGCTCTATTGGCATCAATACCAATAACTACACTTGCGCCACTTGAACCAGACAAAGATGCATCATGTCCAATTGCCACTGCTCCAATTCCACTTGTTTCTCCATTTCCAGCAAGATTACCAATAAATGTGTTTCTTTGACCAGTAGTTAAACCTCCACCAGCGTCTATACCTAATACAGTATTATCTTGCGGATTACCACTTAATCCAGCTGGTACTTCTCCTACATATAAACTATTTGTATCAACTAAACAATCAGTTAATCCATTTAAACTAGATGCTCCACCACCTCCAGCGGCAGCTAAAACAATTCCTCCAGAAGAACTTGAATACTGTAATACATGTCCATTTGTTGAGCCTAGTCCCGGTATTCTTAATAAGTCTACATTTGCATCTCCTAACGTTATTTCATTTGTAGCAGTAGCTGAACTAGCTTCTGCTTCATAACCTATTAATGTAATATTTTGACCTGTATATGTAGCACCATTTCCAGCGTATTGACCGACTACAGTATAGCCGCTTCCTGATCTAATACCAGCACCAGCCGCATGCCCAATCCCAATATTTCCACCAGAACCACCAGCCTCCATGTTTTCTAATGCACTGGTACCTACTCCAACGTTGTAATTTGCGGAGTCAATTTTTTTCATTACATTAACACCAATACCGACATTACCAGTTCCAGACATTGCACTACTTGAACCAGAACCAGACTGATACCCCATAAAAACATTAGAGCTACCAGTAGCGTTTTTACCAGTTGAATATCCAACAAAAGTATTTAATTGCCCAGTTGTAACAGCATATCCCGCTTGATAACCTAAATTTGTATTATTTGTTCCAGAAGTATTTGAGAAACCAGCATTATAACCTATTGATATAGTTCCTGTTGCACTATTAACTCTACCAGATTCAAGACCAATAGCTATTGCAGACGTTCCAGTATTTGATACTCCAGCATTATTTCCTATTAACACAGAATTGTTACCACTATTAGTGTCTCTACCAGCGCTTGCTCCTATCGCAACAACATTACTAACTGATGAATAACCTAATCCACCAGCCCGCATACCAATAAATGTATTATAAACACCAAAAGTTAAGGTTTTACCAGATTGATTTCCTAATAAAGTGTTACCAACTCCAGTTGTTAAAGAATCTCCAGCGTCTATACCCATTATAGTATTAGACTGTGGATTACCACTTAATCCAGCTGGTACTTCACCAACGTAAAGCGAAGCTGTATCAACTAAACAATCTGTAAGACCATTAAGACTCGTAGCGCCACCACCACCAATATCTCCTGGTGCTATTTTAACATTAGTTGTTCCATTAAATCCAACTACAAACTGTACGTTTGCTGGATCTGTTTGAGTTGTAAATTGTGAAAACTTTATATTTGCCATTGTATATATTTTATTATTACTCTACTATCATGAATGTTGGAAATGCTCCGGACTCTGCTATAATAAAATCTCCGTTTTCAGCTAGTATCTCGTCAAAGGCAGTTGGAAATCCTGCGTTTCCAGTGTTACCACTTGGTATACCTATTCCTATACTTATTCCAAAAGCCATATTATCTTGCTGCTATAAGTTGTTGAACTGTAGTTGTAGCTGTTGCGTTAGAAGCTAACACATAGTCTACTGTTACAGGTAAAAACCCACCAGCTTGTAAACCGTAGAAAGTTATAGATTGAGCTTGAGTAGGTAGTCCAGGTGCTGCTTCTATTCTAAATACAGCATTAGCGCCTCCACCTGTTATAGTAATTAAATCTCCATTTAAGTATCCTGTACCAGCTGCGTTTACTACAACTGTTTGTACAGCACCGCTTGAAGCAGTAATATCAACAGTTAAACCAGCGCCACTACCACCTGTTGTTGCAACTGCAGCAGCATTGTTTGCATATCCAGTTCCTCTAGAACCATAATAACCAGGTGAAGAGAATCCGCTAATTACACTAGGCCCGACTGTGCCTGCAGGTATAATTACCATATCGTCACCAGCCGTTGTATTGTCCCCTATATATATTACAGAAGCATTTAAGTTTGTAGCTGTGGAAATTGTATTATTAGGTGTTACTACCTGTATGTCGTTAGTAGCGAAATCAGGTTGATTTCCAAATTGTCCCATTTTTTATTATTTTTTATTTGTAATTGATTTTGCTTTTTCCCAAGTTCTTCCTACGAAATAAGCTCCATAGACTGTAATAAGTAATGACTGAAATATAGGGATATATTGTTCAGCCACTGAAAATCCACCCACGTTGCCATCAAAAAAAGATAACACTGTAAATACAAACGTTAAGTATATAAGTACAATTGGGCGTATATTTTTAGACAAGAAACTATCAGACTTCATATCTGACTCCCAACGACGACTAACTTGCTCTTGAGCATCATTATCAGCCTTCTCTAATATTTCTTGTATTTGTTTTTTTATAACAAGCTTTTCTTCTTTAGTAGTTGTTAACTTATCGATAACATTACCAACTTCTTTAATAACTCCACCTGTTAGCCATTGAATTATTTTCTTCATGCTTTATCGTATGCTTCTTTTTCCCAAGGTAGATTTTTAGCACCTTCTTTCATACTAGACCTAGGTATTTTTTTACCTTTCCAGTATACATATTTTTCGTCATAATCAAGATCACCTCTAAGCATTTGATCTATGTGAACCATTTCGTGATCAATAACTTCATCTTCTTGTTCAGGCGTCATGCCTTGTCTTAAGATTATAGTTCCATTGTTATTGGCTTTACCAAGAACTCCATCTTCCATACCTACACGATATATAGGTGTGCTGTTACTTGAATAAGGTGGTTTATCTAATTTAAACGCCATTTAATATTTTTTTGGAAACCTTTTATTAAACCAGTCTTTTCTAGCAGAACAGCCGCAGGGGATATTTAAACCCTCTGCGACTTTATCTACTACAGTTTTAATTCCAGTAGCTTTAGTAAACTTTTCTATATCGTCTCCTAAACCTCTAGATTTCATAATTATGCTACTACTATTGCAGTTACTTTTACACCTGTACTATTCTGTACGATTGCTAAAGGACCACCTGGATTAGCGGTTACAGCTGAAATAAATTGATCAGCCCATTCTTTTCCTTTTGCAGTTGTAGTAAATAAATAACTTTTTCCTGATTCAGTGTAAACAGTCCACTTGTTAGCGTCACCACCTCCGTTTGCTAGTCCTTGAAATACAGAAGTAACACCTCCGATGATAACATCAGAAAGTTGATTAGCGACATTGATGTCTACTGCTTTAATTTTAATGTAATTTGCCATTGTGTTAAATGTTTAATGTTAATGTTAATGTTAAATGTTTGGCTAGGTTTATACAGTCCTATTCTGTTTTATTTCTTTTTCTTACCATACATAGGCGTAGCAGAACCTTTATGACCCATATTGGCCATAGAACCTTTTCTTTTACCAGTCATATCTTTCTCAAGTGGCATGTCTTCTGTGTCTGCGTCCATAACTCCACCCATTTTCTTGAATGCGCTGTTACTCATGTGTTTGTGTATAGCATGACCACCTGTCATACCTGATTTTCCTGATTTACCCGTAGCGGATGCACCGCCATATCCATATCCTTTTGGCATAATTTTAATTTTTAGTTTTTAGTTTTTGAATTTTTTGTTATCGTATTTTAAATCGCCAGCTAACTTTGAAATATGTTTCTCGTCATCTGTCATTTGTTTGTCACTACCTCCATGATGCGCATCATATAATACATCTTCTTTAAGATACTTCATATGTGCTTCATCATCTTTTTTAGTAGCGTCGTAGTTACCACTCGTAACCTTAGTGTGCGCGTGATCTTTTGACCACTTAGCGTTACCAGTGTACTCTCCGTAATGTCCTTTGTGCATGATATTATTTTTTAGATTTATTTTTATTGCAAAAGTTTTTAGCAGCTTCTTTACTACCAAAGCCCCATTTTTTTAATGCCATTTTTAATTTTGTGGGTTCTCCTTTAGCGTCTTTAAGTGCACCAGCCATACCTCCAAACCTACAAGCAAATGATACTCTTCTTGAACTAGTTCCTTTGGTTAATCTATTACCTAATGTCTTACCGGTTTCAGATTTATGTTTTTTACGCATAGATCTGTTTTGTTTTTCGTAAGCTTTTTCTTTTATATTTACAGGTGATGCCATATTAGTATGTCCAAATTAAATCAGTTGTTTTTTCTTGATCAATATCCGCGTGTACAAAAGTATCACCAATACCTATTCTATCTATACCATGCTCGAGTAATTCACTTACTAGATCAAATCTATATTTATTATCAGTACATGCTATATCAACTGCTAATCCTTTTAAGTGAGATGAGGTTAATTTTCCACCTACACTACGATTATGTGATGGAGTTCTATAACCAGAGTTTATAACAATTGGTTTACCTAGCTCTTCTCTAACGCTTTCAAGTATCATTATTAATTCTTTACTCATCATTTGCCCGCTACCTTGTATATCAGGTGAATCGAATTCTTCATAAGTAAAATACCTAAACATATTATTTACGTTTCTTAAGTTCCACCCACTTAGATACGGTGTATCCTATAGTTACTAATAAAAGTAATATTTTTAAACCCATTTCTATTCTAGTAAATGTAGTAACTCCTAACGTAAGTGTGTTTATAGAATATAATTTGAAATCTGCAAGTGTCATATTATAATCCTTTAGCTCTTTGAGTGATTGGTCCTGCTTTAGATTCACAAGGAAATTTACTAACTTGTAAACCTGTAATACCAGAACTACTACCTACTCCCATTGGAAAACCTTCTTTACTAAGTGGTCCATCCCATACAGCACTTTCACCTACTTGTCCTTCTAATTTAGGATTACTAATAATCATTTTTCGTTTATCCATTGTTGTTTATTTTACTTGATATTGTTTACCATCAACAGTAAAGCTAGAATCACCAGCTTTTTCTGCATCTATTTTTGCTTTTATAAAAGCGTTAGCTTCAATTGGATTGTTATTTACACCACTATTAGGCATTGACATTTGTCTTTCTACTGGTGAATCGTACATCATCGCAGCAGCATTACTTGTTGCTTGAGGAAATAAAGGTTTAGCTTGACCCATCATATTAGCAGGAGTAATTTGAAATGTTTTACCTTTAAAAAGATCTGAACCATCAGACGCCATTGGTGCCATTGGTGCCATTGGCGCCATAGGATCTACTCCACCTGTAACAGCGTCGCTAATATTACCACCTGAAACATTAGCTCCAATCTGTGATAATCCTGCTCTTACATTACGAACAGCTCCCATTGACGCTGCTA